TTTCAATCTCCGGGACGAAAAGCAGCTGGGGGGCTTGCAGGGTGAAATGTTCTCACTGGACCGCCCGTATAACCTTCGCGCCAAAGCTGCGTTAATGGAGGCTGCCGGTTTTGAAATGATCGCTCTTCCGAAAGCAAGTTCCATTGACTACAGCCGTTTGAAGGAGGACCTCGGGGCCTTTTACCGTATTCCCTGGCAGCAGCGTTTGCAGTCGTTTTTAATGGAACTTCCTTCCATTGAAAGTATTTTCCCGCTTGAATCCGGTTATCAGGATTTGGCTACGCTGGTTAATATCTGGCTGGGTGAGTTTTCACAGGCCGGTAATGAGGAATCCGACTTCGATAAGGTGACTAAAGGTTCCTACGAGTTCGACGATGAAACCCTGCGCATGTTCAACGTGATGTTTGCACACCGTTTCAAAAATTTAAAGGCCCTGGAGAAAACTTGGATCGGCACTTTGAACAAGGAAGGTTCAAACCCTATCAAGTGGTCTTTTATCGAGTATATCCTGGCCGAAACCGCCAAAAAGTTGCATAACGAGCGTGAACAACGCCGTATTAACGGAATCCGTAAGGACCCGAATCTGAACGAACCCGGCAAAGCACTTGCTGCAGCTGACGGACTGTATGAGTTCCTGAACAAGAAAGTGAACGGACATACCGATATCAATAACGGAAAACTCGTTTACCAGATCAAGCCGTTCGAATTGGGGGAAATTACCGAAGCAAACATCGGTGAAAAAGTGTACAAGGGTACTTCCATGATCCCGGCGGTTCTTCGTGACAGCGGTAACCTGGCACTTTATATGCCTTCGCACTTTATTGTATTGTATCATAAATACAATGAATTGCATTACGGGCAGAACCAGGATTACAAGGCTAACATCATGTATGTGAAGGAATATCCGGCGGTGAAGATTATTCCGGTTCCCAATGCTGACAACCACCACCGTATCTTCTGGACGTTTGAAGGTAACATTAAAACCTACGAGGATAAGCCGGGTGAAATGACGGCTTTCAACCTGGAGCAGGAAGACTGGAGCCTGAAAGTCTGGAGTAACTGGCGTGAAAGTATCTGGGCTATTGCCGTGGGATTCAAGTACACCAAGAAAGAAGATATGGACTATACGCGCCAGATGATCTTCTGTAATGAGTATGACCGCCCGGCGTCTTACTTCGTGGATGCTGACAAGGACAAGAACCCGTCGGCCAAACTTCATACATCCATTGTTACCGTAGCCAATACGGCCGAATTTACGATTACCGATATTGAAGACGCTCCGGTAGGTGCGGTTATTTCCCTGAAATGCGGAAGCGTGGATAAGGGTGTTAAGATCGAGAAAAGCGGAAATTTTGAACTTATTTCCGATGCTTGGCAGCCTGGTAAGGGGGACGTTATCAAACTGATGAAACGTGCCGACGGTAAATTTATCGAGATTGGCCGCGAAAGCGGTTCTTCCGATGCGTTGCAGTTTGCGCCGGATGAAACGACACCTTCTTTGCTTGACGGTGAAGTATTCGTTACCGGTGTAAATACAAAGGCAACGGCAATCACTAACTTTACCGATGCAGAAGCCGGAATCGTTTACACGATTTACGGAAACGGTTCTGAAAATGCTTCTACCATTGCCAGCGGTGGAAACTTTGTTTTAACCGAAGCTATAACGCTTTCCGAAGGCAAGTTCATCAAATTGGCGAAAGCTGCTGACGGTAAATTCTACGAAGTGGCAAGAGGCTAAATTAATCGGAAGGGGTACTTTATCCCTTCCATTTTATAACCTTATAAATCATTAAGTTATGACATACGTAAAAGCAAGCGTAAGAAGGCCAGCCGGCAATCCCGGTAACGGTATTCAGCCCAAGGATCAGCTCGTAATTTACGACGTTGACGATATTCTTTCTTTTCCGCCAAGAAACGAGGCCGGCGTGGTTATCGAGGAGGATATCGTAATGAAGGCGGGGCGTTATGCAATCAGTATTTACCTGACACCCGGTACCGCTGAAATCAGTTCCAACAGTGACGGGGAAACCGATGCCGAAGGTTATACGCCTTCCGTTAAGTTCAATCATCCCGGTAATGAACAGGAGATTCGCGAGTTTAAGACAAACTGGCTGTCTAAAAAATGTATCGTTGTGCTCCGTTATTGTAGCGGAAAGCCTGCCGATCTGATTGGAACGCCCTGTAACCCGTGTAAGTTATCCGTTTCTTACACCGGTTCCAATGAATCGAATACGAACGAACTTACTTTCACCCAGATCAGCAAGGGGGATGATATCGCCATTTACCGGGGTACCGACACCCTGGAAGAACCGGTGGCCGTAGTGGAAGCCGGGGCCACAGATATAGATTACCAGACGGACGGGCAGTACCAGCTTTCCGCAGGTGCGGCCAAAATAGCCGGTGTTACCGGTGGAAGTCATGGATCGGTAATTACCCTTATGGGATGTTCGGGCGTTGCGCCAACAGTGGAAAAAGGCGGTAATTTCCTTCTGAAAGGCGGTAAGACGTTTACCGCTTCCGAAGGTTCCCAACTGACATTGCGGGCGTTTAACGACGGTTCGGAGGCTATGAAATGGATTGAACAAAGCCGTTATGAGGCGTAAGTAAACGGCTTTCATATCATTCAAAGGGTGACCGGCAGCACATGCCCGGCCACCCTTTGTCCTTTTTGGGGGTAATTGCCTTTTTTTTCTTTGTATCATCAAATTTTATATAGTATGAAACAGGAAATTATTACCTATCTGGCCGGTCCGCGTAACTTTATTCAAGGCGTGGAACTGTACGAGAAATACGGTATCAACCGTATGCTAAAGAAGTCATTTCGCCGGCAGGGAGAAACGGAAACGATGAAGGCCATTCTTTTAGAGGAACTACGGAAGCTGGCCGGGCTTTCCGAACGTGAATTTAAGACGATCCGGCGCAACTCCAAACAGCCGGCCGCGGTAAAAATGGAACCCGTCCGACAGGAACCCCCAAAAATGCCGGTAAAATACAGCGATGATTTGCTGCTGGAACTTGCCGAATCTTTCGGTGTCAGCGTGGAAGAACTCGTTTCGTCCGATTTCCGGGATAAGGTTCTTTCCATGGATGAAAATGCCGACCGTGTGGAAGAGCTGGAAGAGGAACTGGAAGAGGCGGAGAAACGATACAAGGCGGCTCCGGAAACCGTAACCAAAATGATACGTTTCCGCGAGAAATTTACCTTCCTGAACTCTCCGGATTGCCCCGACATTCTGAAAATACTTGTTTCCGACATGTTCACCGCATACGGGAAGTATAAGGAGGCTTTCGCCTGTCTGGAGGCTACGCCGGATGATGTCAGTTCACTTTCTACAGCACAGGAAGCGCAGGCGGTTGTGGAAAATTTCATTACTAACCGCGAAATGTGGGACGAACTGGAATATTACCGGGAAAACGGAAAGATTTTGGGTAAATGTGAGAAGGTAAAAAGTTTGTCCGTCCGTAAGGGTGTCGAGAATCTTTCGGATATCGACATACAAAAGGCATTGAATAACGCTCGTGCCAACCTTTCAAAGAATAAGGCGAAACTGGAACAGGCCGGGGATGATGAGAAGAAGAAAGCGAGTGCCCTTGCAATGATCCAAAAGTGGGAGACTACAAAGAAAGCCATAGAGGAAGAAATCGAGGCGCGAAAAAAAAAGTAGTTGAACTTATTGCCACTTTGACAGGAAAACGGCAACGGATCATGAAGGACCGGGGCCGTTTTTCTCACCCTTGCGACCGCTCGGAGCTGGGGCACCAGCTCAAGACATTAACCCTCCGGATAGAAAAAGAAGAAAGCCGGCTTAAACAACTTTCCAATGATAACAAACCAAATTTATAACGAGGATTGCCTGGAGGCGTTGAAACGTGTTCCGGACAATTCTGTAGATTGTATAATAACCGATCCGCCTTATTTCCTGGGAATGACACATAACGGGCAGAAAGGCAGTTTTAAAGATTTGTCTATCTGTAAACCCTTTTACCGGGATTTGTTTCAGGAGTTTAACCGGGTGAAGAAACCCGGTGCTTGCGTGTATTTTTTTACGGACTGGCGCGGATATGCTTTTTATTATCCGTTGTTTGACTTGTATTTAGGCGCGTCAAACATGCTCGTTTGGAATAAACAGTCGGGGCCGGGTAATCATTACGCCTTTATACATGAACTTATTTTGTTTCATTGTGGAAAGGGTGTTTCTATTGGTGCCACAAACATAATAGATAATATCCGTTCTTTTGCGTCCGGTGCTAAACTGGTAGAAGGTGAAAAGGTTCATCCCACGCAAAAACCGGTGGCGTTGATCCGTAAACTGATTGAAGACAGTACAAAGCCGGGCGATCTGATCCTGGACACTTTCGGCGGTTCCGGTACTACGGCCGTGGCATCCATTGAAAGCGGCCGGAACTTTGTTTTAATGGAACAGGACGAAATTTATTATTTCACGGCACAGAAACGAATAAAAGATGCGTATGAACGATTTAACGGTGGTGGATAGTATTTACCTGGATGCGCAGCAAAAAGAGGATGTACGGCGTTTGTCTTCTTTAGGGTATTCTTCGAAAGACATAGCCGTTTCCCTGGGGCTTTCTCCGGAAGATGTCGGGCTTTTTGTCCGGGATGCGGAAACGGTGGGAACTTCTGTTAACTTTCTGATCCGGGAAGGGATTCTCGTAGCACGTGCCGCCCCTGAAATAAAACTCCATGAAGCGGCGGAAGGTGGAAACGTGGAAGCTATAAAACAGCTGGAGGCCGTACGGAAAAGACATACTTTTGAACGTTTAATCGAACAAATGGATGACGACGAATTTAATTAAGCCCTCACGAATAGACTTTGACAAGGTGGATATCAACCAGATTCAAAGGATTCTTTCTACCGGTACGCTGGAAGCACTCGCGCCCGATGAAAGGGAATATTACAGCCTTATGGAAATGGTACGGGGCCTTCGTGCCCGTATGCGTATAAATGGCAAGTTGGTGACAAAGGCCGGTATCATCCGCCTTTTAAAGTCGGAGCCTTACGGCCTTTCGGACTGGATGGCCCGCCAGGTGTACGCCGACAGTCTCAATTTCTTTTATACACAGGATAACGTACGCCCGCAGGCTTTCGCCAACCTGTATGCGGAAAAGGCCGAAAATTGGGCGAATACCGTCTTTCTTATGGGTAATGTAAAGGAGGCTAAGAACCTTCTGAAACTGGCGGCGGAACTTCGCGGATGTTATAAGGACCAACAGACCGAAATACCGGAGGAACTGCTTTCACAGAAAAGCACGGTTATTTATACTACCAGCCGTAAGGATCTGGGTGTTCCTGAAATCGACCGTAAGGAATTGGAAGAGTTTATCGACGCGATACCGGAAATTCCTGTTATTGTACGTGATAATATAAAAGAGGATGCGCGTATTAAAGCTTTTGATCTGAAAAAACGTATGTTGTATGATATCAAAGAGTTCGGGGAAGATAACGAAGGTGAGTAACGCCGATGATGTAGAAATAAAATACGGTCATATAATCCAGGTTCTGACGGACTGGATCGATACTACTATCCTTGTATCTATTGACGGCCGCGGTATGGCTAAATCTACCGTTATACAAGCCAGGCGTTCCGCCCGGTGTGTGGAAGAAATGCCCGGCGGTGCGTTCGCTTTTGTTGCCAATACCTACAGTAACCTGGAAGATAATATAATGCCGGCCGTACAGAAGGGCTGGCAACTTATGGGCCTGATCGAAGGGGTACACTATGTAAAAGATACCCGCCCGCCTGAATCCTGGCGGCGTAAATGTTCGGTTATCGTAGATGATTACAAGCATGTTTATAGCTTCTGGAACGGATGCGTTATTTTCATGGGATCACTGGATAACCCTTCGCTGCTTGCCGGAAAGTCTGTAATACATCTGTTTTATGATGAAGCGAAGTACGACAAGGAAATGAAAGTAAACCGCGCTATGCCTATTCTTCGCGGTGATGCGATCACTTACGGACATTCCCATTTGTTCCTGGGAATAACCATTACTACCGATATGCCGGATATCGACGAAAACGAGTACGACTGGTTTTTCCGGTATGTCAAGCAAATGGACCCGGAACGGATCATTAAAATAGTGCAGGCGGCAAGTGTACGTAATGACTTGATAATTTCCCTTTTACGGGAACAAAGAAAGAACAGGCCTTCCCCCTTGAAACTGAAACGTTTGAAGCGGGATATTGAATATTACGATCGGGCTTTGTTGAAGTTGAGAAAAGGGCAGACGTTCTTTCTTAACGCTTCTTCATTCGCTAATGTTGAGATACTTACGATAGAGTATTTAAAGCGGTTGTATAATGGTACGCTGGAGCTTCACGAATTTAAAAAGTCGGTGGTGGGTATGCGTCCCGGTCTTCGCAGGGATTTACGTTTCTATGTGTTGTTTGGTGAAGGACATAAGTATTATAACGGTACCATGTCCGGAGAAGCCGCTTACAGCTCGCGGGAGCTCCGGTACCTGCACCATGATAAAGCGATTGAAGGTGGTATGGACTTCGGTAATATGCTTTCTTTGGTGATCGGTCAGCCGGACGGTGCTTATTACCGGGTACATAAGAACTTTTTTGAGATACCGCCGGGCTGGTTCCGGGAGATCGCCGACCAGTTCCTTTCTTTTTTCCAGAACCACGAATACAAAGAACTGGATTTGTACTATGACCGTGCAGGTAATAACTTTGAGAAACAGAAGGAGGATTACGCGGGTAAGATCAAAGACGCCATAGAAAAAGACGGTAGCGGAAACCGTACCGGCTGGATCGTAAACCTAAAGAGCCGCAAACAGGCAGTTATCCGGCAGGATGCGGAATACGACTTCATGCAGGAGATTATGGGCGGTACCAACAAGAACCTGCCTATCCTGTTGGTTGATGCGGTGAACTGTAAAGAAATGGTTAGTTCTGTAGAAAAGGCAAAGGCTGAAATCAAATACCGGGGTAATTCTAAAGTAGTGTTCAAAGTGAAGAAGTCCGAAAAGCTGGCACCGAAAAAACTACCGATGTTATCCACCAATTTCTCCGACGCTTTCAAATACTTACTGATGCGCCCCGGCTGGATAGCTTTAGTACGAGGCAAGCGGACGCTGCAGGCCGATTCGTTTGTAGATCAATGGATAGAGAACAGGCACAAAAGGTAATTGCCTTGTAACGCTGGAAATTCGGTTTTCCAGCGTTTTTTGTGTTACCAGGTTACGGGTACCTCTTCCAAGAGGTCATATTTCACCTTTTAGGGGGAGGGCAACTGCTTTCCGACTTCTGAGCGGCTCGGTCTTCGGAAGGTGTCATTTTTTTAGTTTTTGAATTTTTTTTCGGCTTTTGACTGTTTTTCAGTCGTTTATCTGCATTTAGACCAAAATTTTACGCGAAAAAGTGCGTTTTTTATGTGTTTTTACTTGTTTTTTGCCCGTTTTTGGGTGAGTTACCGTGTATTTTTGGGGCGGTTGCCTTTCATTTTTGGGGATAATATTCTTTATAATTGTACATATTAAGTATTTTTGCAGCCGTCAAAATTACACTGCATATAACCGTCAGAACTTACGGGTGGTACAGACGAAAGTATACACTAATTTTAAGTTACTGATATGAAGAAATTATTATTAATTACCGTGTTGGCTATTTTAGTAGTAGCAGCTACAGCACAAGAAACTCGAAAAACGTTTTGTGAAATTGTTGGTACAGGGAAAGTCTTAAGTTCTAAAGTCAAAATACAAATAGACTTCGGGCAAAAAACATCTTATTTCGGAAAATACAAAACGTTTATGGTAGATGAATCCGGGAAGAAAATTGAATTTAATTCTATGGTAGACGCCATGAATTATTTAGCAAAATTTCGGTGGAAATTTGAGCAGGCGTATGTTGTTACAAATGAGAGCACGAATCAAAATGTATATCATTGGTTATTAAGTAAAGATATAGTTTCTGATGATGAAATACGAGAAGGAATTATAACACAAAAAGATTTTGAAGACATGGAGAAAGCGGCCATGGAAGATAAAGAGAATAAAAATGAAGAGGTTGAAAAGAAAGTTCCTTTATTTATGCGAAATATGAAAAAGGAAAGTGATGAAGAGGGTGAAACTCAAAAGAGATATGAACCATAAGAATAGATTAACGCTCGCCAATTCTGGCGGGCGTTTTTGTTACGAAGTAACGAATTACAGAGTCGATAAATTTCCTTTCCTGATAAACTTTTATTAACGTTTTTTTTTTTTTGTTCAGATTTTAATACCGACATTTGCCCCTGTCAAAATCATATACTATATAGGTATTCCGGCGAGTCTCGGTTATTGGCTCGAATAAACAACGGGCTTTTTTTATGCCCGACAAATGCTTGTTTAATAAACAGAGGTGGTTGCCTTTCTCCTATTACATTTAACCCGGCTTTTCGGACGGTATGT